CCATGTGCGCGTATGACGGTGATGCTCCGATGTTCAGCGCAGCGGACATCGAAGCCATTGGGGACATGCCCGCATCCGTCATCGATGAGTTGTACGACATCGCAACGCGTCTTTCGGGCATGGGTGCGAAGGACAAGGAAGCCATCGAAAAAAATTGAGTGAGCGACCGCTTCGGCGCTTCCTGTTCCAACTGGCACTAGCGTTAGGGAAGACGGTCGCGGAACTAGAGGAAACCATGTCGAGCCGCGAACTAACCGAATGGATCGCCTACAACGCAGTCCAGCCTTTCGGTGATACGCGCGCCGATTTGCGTTCCGCAATCATCGCCAGCACCGTAGCGAACTGCCACCGCACCAGCGGCACACCTTTCAAGGTGGCGGATTTCATGCCCTATGAAGACAAGCCCAAGGGCGCGCCGCTGGATGCGGTGAAGCAGTTGCGCGCCATGTTTGGAGGAAAGCGCAATGGGTAATGTCGCAGCGTTCAAAACCCGTATCACGCTTGAATCCGATCAGTACATCGCCGGGTGGAAGAAGGTGGAATCCGCTACCACGGACAAGGTGAGCGGTATTGAGAAGGCCATTGCCAAGGGCATGAAGTCTTGGAGCGGATCGATGGGGAAAGCCATCGGCGGGTTTCTTGGAATCCAGCTTGCGGACACGCTGCTGAAGTCCATCGATGACACGCTGAAGAATCCGATCTTCAACACAACCGGCGCGAACATCGCCTACGCCATCGGCGATGGTTTAGCCAAGACCCTTGAAAGCATCCCGGTGGCTGGCACCATCGGAAAGTGGCTTGGGCAGAGCGAGAGCGGAGACATGGAAGCGCGGCAAAAGGCCAGCCGCGACGATGCCGCGCGAAATGAGCGGATGCTTGCCGTGGGTTCCAAGATGGTTGCCGATTTGGAGAAGCAGCGCGAACTAGCCGCCGCGGTGAGCGACGAACAGCGCACCCGCGTGGAACGAGCGCAGCGCCTGGCGGAACTTGAGAAGCAGTTGAACGATCAGATGGCGAAAGAAAACGCCACCGGGCCGCAAATCTTGGCGGCGCGCGAGAAGCTGCGCGCAGCATTTGAGGCCACGAGCGCGGCGCAGGATCAGGCAATACAGCGGCAGGAACGCGAGAAGATGATTGCCGATGAACTGGCAGACGCAGAAGCGAAGCGGTTGAAAACACAGGAGGAAGCAGCCAAGCGCGCCGAAATGCGCGCCGCCGCCGAGGAGCGCCGCGAGGAATCCGTGATCAACTTCATGGAGGAATTGCAGGACGCGCTAGACGAGCGCACGATGACCGAGGATCAATTGTTTCAGAAGAAAATGGATCGGCTGGGCCTTGACGCGCAGGAGCAAGAGAACGCGCGCGCGTTGAATGAGAAACTGAAGGCAGCCGAAGCTAGTGCATCCAAGACCACCGCGGTTTCCAACATCGAAAGCATCCAAAGCGCCGTGGGCAGCGTGAAAATGGCTGGCACCACAAGCGGCCTAGATAAACTGGCCGGGCCCGCAGAGGCCACCGCCAAGGCCACGCAGGCCAGCGCCACGCACCTGGCGAAACTCGCAGCAGCAACGGGAGCCGTGTAAATGCCTGTGACCATCAACATTGCCCAGCGCGCCGGTGGAACCACCATTCAATTTGATCGCGGAAAGTGGACTGGTTCTTCTCAATATGTAATCACCGAGGCGGCTGGTCAGGCGCTTACCGCAACCGACATCCTTTCAGATACATCCGTTGGCGGTGTGGTTTCGAAACTTTTTCCTGTTGAATACGGCGGCAGCGGTGGTGCCATTTCCGATCAGGGTTCGTTTTTCACTTCACGCGTAACATCCCCAAGCTTTTCGCTTTCGATGGCGGATGATGGGGGATTTGTATGGTACGCGACGGTTTCTTTTGAATCGAAAACCGCTGACAACGGAACTACCACCGCGGATAACAAAGTAGAGCGGGAGATTGGTTTCACCGCCATTGAGTACAGCTTGAGTGGCGAGGGTGTGGATGTGTACCGGGTTGGCGCAACCGCACCCGGAAACAAGTCCACCCCAGCCGATACCGACATCGGCGGCACCAAGGTTGATTCGGGCGGCGAGCCGATCACCTATTTCAACAATGTTGCGAAGGTGAGCGTTCGCAATGTGGTTGCCGGGCGGCCCACACCGCCGGTTGGCTTTATCAATAACCGGAACAGCGCCAGCTTTACCATTGGCCCCTATTCATTCCCGACTGACACGCTGCTGTTTACGGGTTGCAGCATCACGCGGGTGGGCGCTGCAACCTATGAAATCGTCTACTCATTTGTCTATGACAATGGCTACCACCTGCGGCAGATCGCCAAGCGCGGCCCCGATGGGCAGGTGATCAAGGGCAAGAAAACCGATTCCTGCGGCAGCGCGCCAACCACGGTGCCGGATGGGGAGATGAGCAACGCGCTATGCGTGTTCTTCCGGCAGCCGTTCCCAACCACGAGCGCCTTCAGCGGCATCGGCATAACGGGCATCTGATGTTTGTGAACGGTGTCACCCGCGGGAATGTTGGCCCTTGGTCACCGAACCAAGTTCGCACGATTGCGGACACCATCAACCGGATAAACGGTGAGGGGCAACGCGGGCCGAAGAGCGCACCGCCGCCGGTGGTGGTCTTCATGGCGCGCATTACGGGCAGCACGGCCATTGAAGGTAAGACCGCGGTATATGGCAGCGACACAAGCGCGCGCGCGGTAGCGTGGGAATACGATTGGGAGGAAGTAAGCGTGTCCACCACGGGCACCTACAACACCAGCGACACCTACCGCCGCAAGTCCTCAACCATCGCCACCAAGGGGAAGGCCATCAATGGGTGCGAAGGCCCGCAGATGATCGGCGCTACCACCACGCTTGGCCCTGGCATTACCACCGACAACATCCCTGACGGGTTCACTTTCAAGGCCATCGCCAACAACACCGTAGTGATGATGTACGCAACCGCGCGCGCGACTGGCGAGAACCTGTTTTTCTTCAGTATGCCGAACGCGGTGGATGGAGCCTGCGCGTGAACCCCGTTCCCTCCATTGGCCCCCGCCACCAGCAGCCCACAACCTTGGGCACCGTGATCAGCGTGGTGCAACTGGTGGTACTGGTGGTTGGCGTGGGCGGCATCTTCCAAACGATGGGCCGCAAAGATGCCATCTTGGAGCGCCAAGACCGCGACCTGACGGAGCTGCGCGCCATCGTGGGCGATTTGGTCAAGAGCCAAGTGCTAGGCGCGGCGAACGATTCAAAGCACGGCGAAAACCTGACCAGTATTGCGGTGCGCCTTGACCGGCTAGAGGGCCGCCGGTGATCCGCTGTTTGGTCTTCCTGCTGCTGATCGCCTGCGCGGCGTGCAGCCCGAGCCGAGCCATTGCGGTTTCGGCTACCGAGGCTGGTGAACGCGCCGGAACCATCGCCAGGCTTGCCACGCACATTGGGAGCGTTTCCACCGAGCCCGAGGTGGTAGCCGATGCGGCCGCCATCGTGGTTGAAGCCCAGCACATCGAAGCGGCCGCCGGAGCCATTCACAAGGCGCTACCGGGCGTGGAGGATCAGACCCCATGGTGGGCGGTGCTACTTGGTTACATCGCAGCAGCGGCCGCCCTCGTGGCCGTGGCGGCCATCCTGTGGCAGACGGGGATAGGCGCAGCCATACGCGTGGCGCTGGGTTGGATTCCGCGGCCGAGCCTGCGAGATGCGGCATTGGCCCGTGATGTGATGGAAAACAGCAATCCGGCCACGATCCGGGAATACATTGCAGCAAAGCGCGCGAGCGATCCCGTGTGGGAAGCCGCTTGGAAGCGCACCGAGGAACCCAAGCCATGTACTACATCGCATCCGCTGAATCCCTGATTGGTTCGACCTGGGCCGCGTTTGCTTGCCTTGCCATCGGCTACATCGCGGGGCACCTTGTTCCGCTGAACACCATCGCGGGATGGATTCGCGGCACCAAGGGCTAACCCGTGAGCATGATGCAGGCGGGTTGCTGCTGCTGCTCGTGCCCGAGCGGGACCACCTTGCCCAGTAGCGTTTCGCTCACCATCAGCTTGACCGGGTGCCAGGGCACCACCGCTGTAGTGACATGCGTTCTTCTACTGAACGCAGACGCACCGTGCGTTGTTGGTGTGTGCCTGTGCCAAAAGTATTCATTTACGGCCAACCTAGACACAGCTGGCGGGTGCAGCGGCAACTACGCGTGCAACATGCCATACGACTATTTCGACACCTGCCAAAACGGAACACCCGACCCAGGGCAGGCGCTGATCGGAATTGCAAAGGTGGGTTTGGGAGCGAACGGAGAAGGGTTTGATTCGGAGGAGTACCCCGCGTGCGACGTGTGGTTCATGCGCTTACTTCTCGAACTGAAACCGGGATTGAGCAACCCTACTGCGCAATCAGCTACGGGCGTTTGCAGCGATTGCCATTGGCACAACCCGTCTGCACCATGCGCTGCCCCTGCATCAGAAACTCTCGATTTAGGCTTTTGGAAGGCAACGGGTACAGATCCGCGAGGAACTTATGTGTCCGCTGTTGGTAGCCCGATTCCTGATTCCTGTTGGGTAGATGTTCCACCGCCATGCGAACCGTGCGAAGGCTCTTGGGGCATGACCATCAACGACATCACCATCGCATGATTGAGTGCGACCATTGGAGCGAGTGCGGCGTGAGCGGCGGTGGCTGCTGCGCCGCGAACCACTACGGCGGCCGCCCCAGCGCGGGCGTGTGCAAGCAATGCCCGCACCGCGTGGTGCGAGGCGAGCGGCCGATGGGCATCGGTGAGACGATCAACTACGGTTTCGCATCGCGCGCCGCGGCCTATCTAGCTGCGGAGCGCAGGCACGCCACGCAAGGCCCCGCCAGCGTCCAAGTGCAGGGTGAGCGCGCGGCCATTTGCCGAGCGTGCGAAGGCCGCGCCGAGGTGGTGGAGGGCGCTCTTGATCCCGGTGGCATTGGCTGGTGTACCAAGTGCGGGTGCGGTTCCAACCGCCGCGCGGCGCTGTCCGTGAAACTGACCCTCGCCGGGGCAACCTGCCCGCTGGGCAAGTGGCAGCCCGTAGAAGGCACAGGCGCAAGCCTGGGCACCGTGGCCGAGGCCATCACCGGCGTGGCCAGCAGCGTGGTCGATACGGCCAAGCGGCTGCTGGGCTAGCGGAAATGCCGTGGCTGGGGAAGCACGAAGCGTTCGTATGCATTCCACAGCAGCATCCCAGTTACCAGCAAGCCGATGGCAATCGCAGTCCACTTCAGCATCGTTCGCGTGCGCGCGTAAGACGCGGAGCGTTCAGCCTGTTCCATTGCTTCGATTGCTTCGCCGCGGGCGGCAAGGTTGGCGCGCGTGCGTTCGCGTTCTTCCGCCCAAATTCGCTTGCGATCCGCTTCGCTCAACCCGCCATCTTCCTGAACCGTTGCCATGTTGAATCCTCCGGATGAGCGCGCACGATAGTGGTTTCGATATGCGGCTACAACCTGCACAATTTACGGCGTTTTGCCACTTGAGTGATGGTGTGAATAACTTGCCGAGTCACCAAAACTAGTTACAGAACGCACTAGGTTTCACGGAATGCGCGTCCGGGTCATTTTTGAAATCTTTTTGGGTGATACCCTCATGGCGGAGCCATGCTTGGAGAATAATCGTGCAACCACACCCCCCCCCCCCCCCGTTTTTAGCGTAAAAACAGGGGTAGACCTTCTCACGCAGGTAGATGCGTGGATCGTGGCTACGCGCGAGCTGGATGGGCAAGCCGAATACCATGTTCGCCAGGCTGCGCGCTGGGTGCGGGATTGGCTTGAGCATGTGAAGGCGCACGCGGCCGAGATTTCACCCGCTTCCTGCATTGAATGGCTGCGCGACATGACCCGCGGCGGCACGCTTGCCCCGCAAACCATCCGGAACCGCATGAGCGCGTGCCGCAGATTTGCGGGCTGGATGCTCATTCAGGGGCTAATCGAATCCAACCCGTGGGCGCATGTGCCAGGGCCGCGCGGCCGGGCTGGGCAAGGCCGCGACGCGTTCACCGATGCCGAGGTTCAGCGGCTAATCGACCACGCCACCCAGCAGATCACCGAGGGCGCATCCCCCGCTATCCGGGCCAGCGCGCGCAACCGCGCCAACCTGTACCGGCTGCTGTCCCTTACGGGCATTAGGCGCGGCGAGGCCCACGCGCAGTTGTGGAGCGATATCGATCTAGAGGCCGGGACAATGGTGGTGAGCCTGGACAAGGCCCGCCGCCGCGATCACATCCCGCTTTCCCATGCGGCGGTGGAACTGCTGCGCGAGATGCGTAAGGCCAAGACCGGGCCCAAAGTGTTTGCCCGCACCGTGTCCTACAAGGGTTTGGCCACCGATTTGAAGG